TGGATTACGCATCATGTTTGGAAGTGTAGGGATTGTGGAAAGAAAAACGATTAGGATGAGAAAAGTTATGAAGAAAGCAATGTTAAGTCAACCAATGGCAAGGAAAACAGATGAGGAGATTATAGCAACCAGAGAAAAGGCGGTAAAAGTATTACAAGAAAAGGGTTATGAGATTGTAAATACCCTGTTTACAGATGAGTGGTACAGTAAAGAAAGCATGGAACAGCGTGGAGTAGTTCAAATTCCACTGTGTTTCTTGGCGAAATCTCTTGAAAATATGTCCCTGTGCCACGCTGCGTATTTTTGCAAAGGCTGGGAGAATGCGAGAGGATGTAAAATTGAACATGATGCAGCAGTTGCATACGGATTAGATATTATTTACGAGGAGTGAGAAAATGATTAAAGGATTTTTGTTGGCATTTGACGTAATTCTGATTGTGTTGTTCTTAGTAATTGCAATCTATGCAGTAAAGGTTAAAGAAAAAGGGATTGCAACATTAATGGGGATGGTTTCAGTGATAATTGCTTTAAATTCCCTGTTCATTTTAAATTCATAAGATTCTGTGAGGTGCTGGAAAAGGTAGACAGATTTAGTCGTGAGAACTGTGCAAATTACTTATCTTGTGACACGAGCGAAAGCGTAGACTGTCGGAAAAAAGAAATCGAAAAGACATGGTTCATGTGTGGTGCAAATCCACACCCTCACAATCGACGCAGTTTTTATTTTTTATTGTTTCATCCTTTCTCCCCATAGCGGAATGCTGTTAAGAGCTGTCACAAGGCTCGTGGGGATTTGAATAAGCAATTAAATACAGCGTGAAGAGACGGTAGCGGAACAAGGTTTCGTGGAAGCACATATTTGTGTGGATGGTACAAGTCGGGTAAACATCTGGTCGAAACCCTGCCGATAAACAACAGAAAATCATAACGCTTGTCCTCATTCGTGAGTGCCGACTAACTGTTGCATAATCTCAGTTGCTTGTTCTTGTCAGTAAAGACGTTAAAACCCGTCCTTATACCGAGACGATAAATCTGTTCCATCACGAGAAGATGGTTAAAAACTGTCGCCCTGGCATATGGCAAGTTCGCAATAATGTGCCGATATAGACATTTTCCACTCGTGGTCGGTTTGAAGTCCTGCAATGCTATAGAATCGACAAAAAACTTAATCCAAAGGAAATGAGACAAATTCAGTGATTGCAGTAGTCTGGATGCTTTGGATATTCGCCGGAAGTAATTAAATGAGTGACTGCTGGGCGGTCGAGGGTGGTTTACAAGGCGAATTAGTGTCAAGCATGGCACGATAAAAACGAATGCAAGCCGGGAAGACCGGCTTTAGCCCTATGGTGTAATGGTAGCACACGAGACTTTGACTCTCGTAGAATAGGTTCAAATCCTGTTAGGGTTGTGCGTCCAGCTCATTACCGGATAGACGAGCGCATGAGGTCAATGCCTCGGCAAAAAAAATCAATGCAAAGATAGGAGCAACTGCAAATCCTAGGAAGTTGTTCTCATCTTGGAAACCTCACAGAAAGGGGAATTGTTATGTGTGAATTTTGTGAAGAACAAAAGATAATTGAATTTTTTGATGGGAAAATTACATGGCATATCAGAGAAAAAGGAAAAGGTTATGACATGTACTATGCAAATAGCAAGACTGGGGAACTTGGAATAATCGATATTTCGTATTGCCCTATCTGTGGAAGAAAACTAACAGATGGAGAAGAAAAGCATCTGCACGAAAATGAAGAAAAATTTACAAAATGCGATAAATGTGAGCAACTAGAAGAATGTAAGGAAAATAGAAAAGTGCTTAATATTAATTCTGGTTGCGAAGAATTTCCACATTATGTTCCAAACATAGGAACATTTTGTGGAAAAAAAGAAGTTGAAACAAATACAGACATTGCAGAATCTATTGATAAAATTGCAAAACTAAACGATAGACATCAATCCGATTGCATTAAAATCAATCAACTAAATGTGGTAATTGATGTGCTTGTGGAAAAGTATGCGAGATTACGGGAGGTCCATGGATTATGATTCACGAGGAAAAATGGTACACATGTGATCGCTGCGGAGAACGGATTGAAAATCTGGTAGAAGATGTTCTTGATTGTCTTCCAGAAGAAGTTTCAGCACAAATTCCAAGAGACGATTATTTGAAAATTATGAGCGGAGAATCGGATATTTCTATCGTAAATGCGGAATTTGATGGAAAAGATACTGAAACAGTTACAATACGAAAAGTGTTCTTAACGAAAGAAGATACAATTCATTTGTGCGGCAAGTGTAAAAGGAAATTTGAGAGGTTTATGAAAAATGATAAAGAGGTTATGTAATCTGTACATAAAGAGAAAAACAAAAAATCTAACACGAATTCCATTGTTCACAATGACATTTAATTATAAAAAATATAAAGAAAATGGAAAAGAGAATAGTTGTATGTTGTATACACTACACCCGGATATTGCGCGAGACGAATTTTTGAAAGAAAATTTGCAGAAATGTGTAGATTACATAAGAGAAAATTACGATATGGAAGTTTTTACTAAAATTTGAAATTGGAAATAGAATTTTGAAAAGAGGTATGCAAGATGAAAATATATAATCCGTTCAAAAAAATTAGTAAACTGGAAAGAGAGCTAAAAAGATTCTTTACTCGATTTAGATGACTTGAAAAGAGAAAACGAAAGACTTAGTGGAAAACTTGAATATTTGAGAGAAAATAAAGAAAACCATGAAACAGGAATGTGGTGTAATGGATGCAAAAATCTTGTAAAATCAATGGAAGATACTGCTTTTGGTAGAAAAGAACTAAGATTTTGTATGTTAGACAACAAATGCAAAGACAGGGAGATAGAGAATGAGTGAAAAAGAGATTCAGAAAAAGATTGTGGAGCAGTCTGGAACGATTGCGAAAGCAATTTGTAAAGGGAAAGACGTGGAATTAAGAAAATCTGCAAGTGGCGTGTCTGTTGCGGAGATTTCTAAGAAAGTTGTGGCGAGATGAGCACAGCGAAAGGAATTATTTCTGTTATATTAGTAATACCATACATATTGCTACTAGGATCAATGACTTTTAGCGTGGAATTTTCAGATGGAACAGAAATATGCTACAACGGATGGATGATATAATATCTAATGACATAGCCGAGATGGTGGCTATGTAACAAGTCGAAATGGAGGCTTCTTTTATTTTTGAGTAAAGGAGGTCTCTTTCTTTATGTCTTTGGAACTTCAACAAGCAATCCAATCATACGAAAATTATATATCGGATAACGGAATAGATGAATCTGTCATTGATGCAATGATAGAAGCGTGCAAAGTGGCATATCAGACGGAAAAAGACATTCCATATGCGCTTAAAGCGTCTGCAAGGACAAAAGAGATTATAGAGCGATTTGTACTCAATTTGACAGGTGCGGATATTTGGGGATTGGAGAAGTATTCTTTTGAAAACAAGGTCAAGTATGAAATTATAGACAAGTTTTATGAAGTTCTCTTGTTGGAAGCGCAAAATAAGATTGTAGACAGCGGTTTTCGGTATTTGGAGCGGAAAAGAGAACCGAAAGAACGATTTTATATGCCAAGAAGAAAACAATTTTTGAAAATCGGTCTTGTGGATGCGCTACAAGGAATGATCGATGATAAGTATGACATCCTTTGCATATCACTCATTCCTGGTGCGGGTAAAACTAGTGTGGAAAAATTTTTTAATGCTTTAGTAATCGGATGGTTTCCGAAAGACTTCACGCTTTTTTACTCACATAGTGGCGATATTACACGAATGTACTATGACGGTGTGTACGATATTGTGACAAACACAGATGAATATACATGGAATGAAATCTTTCCTGATTTACACGTTACAAGCACCAATGCAAAAATGGAACAGTTTAACGTAGGGAAATACAAGCCATTTCCAAGTGTGCAATGCACGTCTGTCGGAAGTAAAAATGCTGGTAAGGTACGTGCTTCCAAGTTTTTGCTTGTTGATGATATGATTGGCGGTATCGAAGAAGCAATGAATCCCAGTATTTTGGACAAGCTGTGGGATAAATACGCCGTAGACGCGCGCCAGAGAAAGATACAGGATACAGATGGTAAAAACTGTAAGGAAATACACATAGCGACCCGCTGGAGCGTACATGATGTGATAGGCAGAATTCAAAATATGTACGCCGGAAACCCAAGAGTAAAGGTGATTGCGGTGCCGGACATTGATCCGGTTACCGGAGAAAGTAATTTCGAATATGAATACAGTGGATTTACCAAAGATTTTTTCGCGGATCAGCAATTGCTTATGGATGATATTTCTTATCGATGCCTGTATAAGCAAGAACCAATTGAGCGTGAGGGATTATTGTTCCCGGACGATAAAATCAGACGCTATTTGCATTTACCGCATGGAGAGCCGGAAATGATTACAGCGCAATGTGATACAAAAGGAAAAGGAACAGACTACTTTGTTATGCCTGTTTTGCAGAAGTACGGAGAAGATTATTACTGTGTGGATTGCGTTTGTGATAATACTGCTGATTATGAAATGCAGTATGAGAATGCTTCAAATGCAATCGTAAATAACGAGGTGCAAGAGTGCGAATTTGAGCGTAATGCCGGCGGCGACCGTGTAGCAATGGAAGTGAATAAACGTGTAGAACAAAAAGGTTGGATATGCAATATTACAGACGTTCCGACAGAGACAAACAAGGAAGCAAGAATATTTCAATGTTCTAACTGGATTTTACAACACGTTATATTCAAGGATTCATCACTTTATAAACCGAACGAACCATATGGAGTTATGATGTCACTTTTGAAACAATATTCAGCTTCAGGAAAAAAACAGTTGGATGACGTGCCGGATGTTTTTTCAAACTTTGCAATAAGAATGACAAAAGGAAATAGAGTTGCTAAAGCTGAAGCAATACACAACCCATTCAGAGGAGGATACGGACATGGTTACTAAGGAAATTTTGATACAATATTCTGACTTGCAAGAAGAAATCAAGGAAGTTAGGGATAGAATAGAAAAAACCGAAAATCAGATTGAAAGAATCGAAAGGGAAGGTGCTGTATGCGATAAGGTAATGGGCGGAGACGGAGGTTTGCAACCGTTCAAAATAGAAGGTTTCCCATATCCAGAGTACAGCAGAAAAAAGACGCTTCTCTATGCGAGAAAAGCAACACTGACAGGGTTAGAGATGGAACTCCTCGAAACATTAAACCAAGTAGAAGAATTTATAGCGAGTGTAACAGACAGCAGAATGAGAAGAATAATTACTCTTCGGTTTATTGAAAATCTATCGTGGAATAAAGTCGCTGACAGAATAGGCGGTGGGAACAGCGAAGACGGAGTTAGGATGTCATTTGAGAGATTTATGAAAAAATAAAAGTTGTTCGGTATGTTCGGAAAAATTCTGTTAAACTTATAATTAGAGAAATAATAAATATTTCCAACAACATAAAACCCATAAGTATGATTGAAAAAGGACGCTTGATTGCGTCCTTTTTTCGTGGAGAAAACTATGAAAGAGTATGAAGAAAAGAAGATATACTGTCCAAAGTGCGGACGGAAAGTCGGAACGCATGATGGGCGGTCAACAATAAATAAAATTTGTAGATGCAAAAAATGCAATAAAAGAATTGTGTATCACGTTGATACAGGAGAAACAGAAATTAAAAATATTCCAAAAAGAAATTGTTCTTCAGGAATGACATTTGTTTAAGGTGGTGCTTTATGTATAACTATCCACATAAAAATTACAGACCGTTTTCTGCTATTTGCGATTGTGGATTTGGGAGAAAAATCATTTACACAAGGAAAAGGCAGATTACATGGCGAAATATCGTAGATGAATTGAATAAAGCACTTGCAATCCATAGACAGAATGCAACGGAAATTGAGTATCTCGACCGATATTATCGTGGCGATCAGCCGATTTTATACAGAAAAAAGGTCAATAGACCGGAAGTCAATAATAAAATCGTTGTAAATCTTGCGTATGAGTTGGTGGAGCGTAAAACCGCTGATATTTGCGCAGAGCCGATACAGTACGTTCTTCGTGGAACTGACGATAAGAAGTCAGACGAAATTTCTTGGCTTAATGCGATTATGGATTCCGAGAATAAACAGGAATGTGACATTGATATTTGCAGATGGCGTTCCATTTGCGGTACTGCATACCGCTTTATCGGAAATGATGAGGGAAATGGATCGGTATTGGACGAAAGCGATTTTGAATTATCTTCTGAGAATCCAATTTATACATTTGTGGTGTACTTCCCAAACAATAAACCGGCTTTTTCTTGCCAAATTCGAGAAGACGAAGACGGAAAAGAGTTTTACTTCTGTTACACGAACAGTCAATGGTTCGAAATTTCGGAAGGAAAATTGAGAAGATTTGGGATAAATGGAAATGGAGCGATCCCGGTGATTGAATATCCGAATAACTCCCGGAGACTTTCCGATATTGAAATGACAATTGCCATTACAGATGCAATCAATACACTTTCTTCTGACAGAATCAACGGGATTGAGCAGTTCGTTTCATCGTGGGTAAAATTCGTAAACTGCGAAGTGGATAGAGATAGTTTCTTGAGCATGAGACAAGAGGGTGCGCTTGTTGTGAAATCCAACAATGGAATGGAAAATAAAGCTGATGTCGATGTAATGACAACGGAGTTAAATCAGACAGAGGGACAAGTCGTATTCAATGATTTGTTTGAGCGTTTTCTTGATATTCAAGGATTGGCAAATCGGGGTAACATCAATACCGGTGGTGATACTCAAGGCGCAGTCAATCTTCGTAACGGACATTATGATGCAGGACTTCGGACGGCTATTAATGAGCCTATCCTTAAAAAGTCGGAGAATATGTCTATCAAGATTATTTTGAACCGATTGAGAATTTCAAAAGGCTTTACGCTTGTGCCGAGTGACGTGGAAATTCACGTCAACCATAATAAGCTGGATAACCTACTTACAAAAACAGAGGCGTTAAAAATGTTGCTTGAAAGCGGTATTTATTATAAGAGAGCAATTAAGACGGTTGACTTATTCAGCGATCCTGAACAAGTATCAACAGAAAGTTCAGAAAGAATGAAGTTACTTTATCCAGATAAAATAGAAAAAAAAGAAAAAATAGAAGAAACAGCTAATAAAGAAGTAGTCGAACAGTAATCGGCTACTTTTTTATTTTATAAATTTGCAGTTATGCGTCAAATAGCAAAAGTAAAAATCCAAGCTGATAGAACAGCGAAATCAAATGTAGATCACGGAGGTAATCAAAATGACAAGAGAAGAAGCAAGACAAAACTTAGTAGCGTTAGGTATTGAGGAACCAAGTGAAGCGCAGGTAACAAATTATCTGAATCAGTTTCACAGCAATCGACCGAATCCACAGCTTACACCGCAACCAACACCGGCACCACAGCCGAATCCGACACCGGAGCCAACACCAAATCCGGATGATGGCGGAGAATTGGAAACGTTAAGAAATCAGATTGAACAGCTTCAGAAAGAGAATGTGCAGAAAGATATTCGTGCGTATGCAGCGGAAAAAGGATTGACAGGTGAACAGGCAGAAAGCGTATTAGCTGGATTCCAGACAGATTTAGAAGCTGCCAAGAAAGCAATCGACTCTATCGCACAGATTATTTCCGATAAAGAAACCGCAGCAGTCACAGCGAAAGAACAGGAGTTGTTACAAGGTACTCCGAATCCGGGTGGTGGAACTGGCGGTGATCCGGACAGTGATAAACCGGAAGATGCGAAGAATGCGGAAAGCATTTCATTTGGAAACAAAGCGGATGAACAGTCCACAAAAGATTATTACGTTTTGAAATAGGAGGTTAAAGATTATGGGAAAGCCTATCGTACATGAGTATGGACAGAGCAAAGGTATTTTGAAGTTTTTTCCTTATGAGGGTGCAGCGTGCGTTGTTCCTCAGACAATGAAATCTTCACCGGATGAAAACGGTTTAAAAATCGTTCCGGCAGGAACACCATTCCCGGCAAATGATAACAGTTGCCTTGGTTATCTTCTGCATGATGTAGACGTAACACAGGGAGATGCGCCGGGAACTTACGTTTATCAGGGAACTATTGATTGGGAAAAAGTAAAAACATTATCAATCGCAGATGCAGCAAGAAAAGCAACACCAAGAGTTACGTTTTATGGCGCACCTGCAATTTCAGCATAATAGGAGGTATAAAAATGCCATTACCATTAAGAGAAGCGTTTACCGCTAGGAGTTTGGGTGTTATGTGGGACAACTACAAGGCATCCCTTGGATTAGCGCCGTATCTTGGAAGAACCAAGTTTGGAACTGTAAAACAGGACAGCCTTGATTTAAAGTTTATTAAAGGGAAAAATGGACTTCCGGTAGCATTAAAAGCATCTAATTTCGATGCACAGGCACCATTAAGAGATGTTGGAGTATTCTCTGATATTCAGAATGAAATGCCGTTCTATCGTGAAAGTTACATGGTAACAGAGAAGGAGGAACAGGAATATGCGAACTATCAGTCTGCGGAAAATTCCAACATGGCAAATCAGGTTCTTCGACAGATTGCGAAAAAGCCTTTGATGTTGATTCAGGGCGCATTGGTTGTACCGGAACGTCAGATTTGGGAACTTTTGGCTCCGGAGGATGGCGTTCCGAAAGTAACTGTAAATATTGAAGGAAATAAGTATGTTGTTGAGTACACAACAGATGGTGGGTCGGAACATAAGAAAGATCACTTTGTTGAGATTTCCGGCGATGAAGATAAGTGGAATGCTTCGGCAACTGCAACGCCACTTGACGATTTGATTCAAGCAAGACGTGATTTTGCGAAGAAAACCGGATACTCTTTGACAAGATTTTCCATGAATACAGAGACATTTGAAATGATTCTGAAAGCAGAAGATACAAAGAAGCAGGTACTTGGAATCACTGCATATAACGGAGGTATCAGAGTGAGACAGGCTGACGTGCTTTCTTATTTAAGAGAGTATGGAATTGAAATCGAGGTTTACGATAAGGTATACATCGATGAAAAGGGAAACACCAAGTATTTCATTCCGACAAACATTGTTTCTGCTCAATCAGCCGGAGTATATCTTGGCGATTATACATTTGGAAGAACACCAGAAGAAAGAAGCGGAAGTCTAAAAGACGGAAATCTGTCTATCGTAGAAACCGGTATTTCAATCTACACATATCAGACAAATCATCCGATTAACACACATTGCGTAGCTTCTATGATTGGACTTCCTACATTTGAGGGTATGGACAGTGTTGTTGTTATAAAAGTTGCGTAAGGAGTGGTTACATGATTGCTACACATAGTATCAAAAAAGGCGGACGATGGTATAAAGCCGGAGAAGAAATAGATTCTCCGGCTGATTTTATGAACAAACAGGAAATTTTAGAACAGGAAGAAGGGAAAATTACAAAAACCGACATTCACCGTATGCCAGTGGAAGAACTTCGGAAGCTGGCAGAGGGACAAGGAATTGATGGTGCAGAGTATTTAAACGGTTCAGACATCAAAAAACTTCTCATTGAGAAGATGGAATTGTAGGAGATGAGGGTATGACTCACTCAAGATTAGAACAGTTGAAGATTCGGTTGAGACAATTTGATGTTTCCGCCGAAAAAGAAGATAAGTTTTTGGAACAGCTTATTTCACAGGCAGAACAAGATGTACGTCTTTACCGAAATTATCCAGACAATTACACAGAGGAGATGATTGAAAAGGATATGAAAAAATTTGACAGTATTATTGTAAATTTGGCTTTGTATGATTACAACCAAGACGGAGGAGAATTTCAAGTTTCCTCTTCTGAAAATGGAACGTCAAGGAGCTGGATTGACCGAGATAAAATTCTTGGGAAAGTCACTCCTTTTGTACAGATTCTATAGAAAGGGTACGGTGATCCAATCATCTCCCGGCTACTGGGTTAAGTAGTAGACGATTGTGCGTAACCGTATGGGTTTCCGTTCGGTTGCAGGGATATGGCATTAAGCGGTGGAGGGCAGTCATATAAAAAAAAACTTGGAGGTACGTAATGGATACACCAATTACGAGAGCAGAACACGATGAGTTTGCTAGGCGTATGGATGCAGAAAATAAGAGGCTGCATTACAGAATTAATGAAGTAGAAGACACAGTAAAAAAAATACAAGATTTGGCACAATCGGTTGAACGGCTTGCGATCTCCATTGAAAGTATGGCGCAAGAACAAAAAGAACAAGGCGATCGTCTTGAAGTTCTTGAGGGAAGAGATGGCGAAAAATGGAGACAAGTTTCTGGCTATGTTATCACAACCGTTATTGGAATTATTATTGGATTCGTGTGTTACAAAATCGGTTTGGGAGGTTTTTAAAATGGAGCAGATTATTGTAAATATGACGCTTGTTATTGGAATTGTAGGAGTTCTTGCTTTTGCTGTTTCTGTAATTACACAGGTGTTTAAAGGGGTATCGGGATTAAAGAAAATTCCGACAGATATTCTTGTATTTGTATTGTCTATTGGTCTTACGGTTACGGCATTTGTAGCTTATATGGACTATATTCATCAGACAATCATTTGGTATATGATTCTCGCTGCGATTTTAGCAGGTTTGTTAGTAGCTTTTGTAGCAATGTACGGATGGGAAAAAGTGGCGGAATTGTGGAAAAGATTTTATGTAGTGAATAAAGACGAAAATTCAGAGGGCGAGTGATCGTCCTCTTTTGTGTCGGCATACATTCATGAAGGAGGAGAACATGGCAAATTTAAGAGTGATAGATGTAAGTGAACATCAAGGAACTATTAACTGGGATGCGGTAAAAGGACATATAGATGGGGCAATCTTACGATGCGGATATGGAGATAATATTGTAAGTCAGGACGATAAGCAATGGAAAAGAAATGCAGATGAATGCACACGGCTCGGTATTCCGTTTGGAGTGTATATCTACTCCTATGCGACAAGTGATTCGCAGGCGAGAAGTGAAGCAGAACATGTGTTAAGATTGGTAAGCGGATATAAACTTTCTTACCCGATTTACTTGGATTTAGAACAGGCTGAAACGGAAAAAGGAGCGATTCAAAGAGCAAATATCTTTGGAAATATTATCGAAAAAGCAGGCTATTGGTGCGGAGTTTATGCGAATACAAACTGGTGGACAAACTACCTTGTAGGATTGGAACGGTTTGTGAAATGGGTGGCACAGTATAATTCGGTTTGTACATATAAAGGAACATACGATATCTGGCAGTATACGTCGGGCGGATCTGTTCCGGGGATTTCCGGGAATGTGGATATGAACCATTGCTATCGAGATTATCCGGCAGAAATTACAGGAGGGAGTGTAAAACCGAAGCCGCCAGTAGCATCACCATCTGGATCTACGTTAGATTTACTTGTTGCGACTATGAAAGGCTCTTATGGAAATGGAGATGCGAGAAAAGCAGCTCTTGGAAATCGATACGATGAGGTGCAGAATACGATTAACCATATTGCATCTGCATCTGTAGATACTCTTGTAGCGGAAGTATATGCTGGAAAATACGGAAACGGAGATACTAGAAAAGCAGCTCTTGGAAATCGGTACAATGAAGTACAGAACAAGATAAACGGAACATCCGGTGGCGGTGCATTATATTATACAGTACAATCCGGAGATACACTTTCTGGAATTGCTGCAAAATACGGAACTAATTATCAGTCGATTGCAAACTTAAATGGAATTAGCAATCCGAATTTAATTTATCCGGGGCAAAAACTACGTGTAAAATAAAGAAGGCATCTCCATGAGACTTTTAGAAAAAAATAAGCAAAACCTAAAGTATGCGTTACAAGTAGGAGAGGTTCCGGTTTACGAGAGAGACGAAGATGGAAACATCATATACATTGAGGTGGACGGTCAGAAAGTTCCAGTAGAAACAGGAGAAACAGAACCCGGGTATTCAAATCCAATTGATTTTAGAGGGAATATTGCAATGTCCGGCGGTGAAGCAGAAGCGAAGTCTTTTGGAGTTGACATCAGCGAGTATGATGCGATTCTTCTCATGGAGAAAAACAGAATACCTATTGACGAAACGTCTCTAATTTGGCATACAAGCAAAGTTAGGTACATAGACGAACAAAATACCATTGTAGACAGAAAGTCGGCGGATTACTCGATTAAACGTGTTCAGCCAAGTCTTAATTTTACAAGGTATCTTTTGAAAAGGATTGTGAAGTAGCATGGCAAAGAAAGTGTTAAAAGCGAATATTTTTTCAACTTCCAGTATTCAAGAGTTGCAGAAGCAGTTAAGAGAATATCAAGACTCACTTAACAAGAAATGTGAAATATTCACAGAAGAATTAGCAAAACGAGGTGTAGAGATTGCAAAAGCAAGGGTTACTACACTTGACGCGATATTTACAGGAGATCTTCTGAATAACATACATGAAAAAAAGGGTAACGGAGATAAAAATTCCGTTATCTTTTTTATTACGGCTGATTCGAGACATGCCGCATTTGTTGAGTTCGGAACTGGACAGCTTGGACTTGAAGGTAGCTACCCATATCCATTCCCGGAGGGCGTGGAGTGGAATTATAACACCGGAAAGACAATTTTTGAGATTGCGCCCGGAAAATACGGATGGTTCTATCCGAAAGATGGAAAATGGTATTTTACGCAAGGTATGCCGTCAAGACCGTTTATGTATGAAACATCATTGGAACTCATGCAAGAGATTCCGCAGATTGCAAAAAAGGTATTTGGAGGGCGGTAATATGCTAGATATGTTGGAATCACAAGTTATCACTCGGATAAAGACGCAGTTTTCTCAAAAAATGAAAGACCGTTATCCAAATTTAAAATTTACAAACTCTGACAGAGCCGATACTGTTCCGAAATTCCCAACTGTGTATATACACGAAATGCCGGGAATGGAAACAGGAGAGGACTTACAAGGAGATACGATCAATGCTGTTTGGTCTTCTTTTCAGATTGAGGTAACAACAAATACCAAAATGAATGACGCAAAAGAAGTAATGAATGAGGTTGTACGCATTATGAAAACCATGAGATTCCAAGTGATTGCAACACCGGAATTTCAGAACACAGACAGTACATATCGAAGAGTAGCACGTTTTCGGCGAATGATAGCCGATGGCGATATTTTATAAGACCGATCATAAAAAGTGATCGCTTACTGCAAAAAATTAGCGGTGGAAAGGAGAAAAAATATGATTGCAGGAATTTCTACATTAGGAATTACATTTGGTTATGGAGTTGAAACAACTGCCGGACAAAAACCAGCTAAATTTACAAAGCTTAATCGAATTAATTCAATTGGTGGAATCACGATTGAAAATGAGCAGATTGATGCGTCTGCGGTTGAAGATGCTGTTAAACGATATATCCGAGGGGCAGCAGATACGGGAGGTTCATTCCCTGTCGGTGTAAACTTCACAAGTGAAACAAAAGAAGAATGGAAAAAGGTTATCGAAGAATACGCAAAGCTTACAGGTGGAAAAAGAATGTGGTTTCAGACGATTATTCCGGGATTTGATGAATCATTCTTTGTAATCGCACAGCCACCAACAGCACTCCCACAGCCGGAGATTGGTCAGAACGAATTGCTCGTAATGGAAAATAACCTTACTATTGAAGAGTTTAAGGGAATGGACACAAAAGTTGATTTTGAAGTTGTGGGGGGAGCTTAAGCTACTTAGATACAAAAGCCGGTCTAAGTAGCGTTTCTGATGAAATGGCTTATACAGAACTTGAAGAAACATATTAAAATATGAGCGGGGCAGTCTTCGGACTGCCCCCTCTGATTAATCGGAGGGAAAAATATGAAAACAATTCAGATTGGGAATGAACAGTATACGTTAGAATTTAGTTTTGAAGCGGCAGAAAATAAAGCAGTTGTGCAAAGGATGTTTAATGCTTTGTCGATGTCTTATATTGGAAAAAGATTGGATTTAGAAGGTAAAAATAGCAAAGTAGAAATTGCTGCTGCAATGATTGACGGAACAGCAGATTTGATATCTGATATGCCACATATTTGTAAAGATGCTTTTTATGCCGGATTATTGGAACATCATCATGTGACTTTTGATGAATCAAAAAAACTGATGAAACAGTACATGAAAGAGAAAAAAATGTCCTTTAAAGGGCTTTATGAAGAAATAAAAGAAACGATGGAAGAAGATGGTTTTTTCGATTTGACGGGTCTGACGGAGATGGTTGCGGAGATGAACAAGCAGGACGAGGAAGAAGTGAAAAAAGTGCCGAAAACACCACAGGATCACAAGAAAAAATCGACTTCCACAAAATAATATGGGAAGAATACTTTAAAAATGCGTTAAGAATGGGAATTTCTCATGAAAGCTTTTTGCGCCTTACCCCAAAGAAATTAGAAATATATGCAGAAGCATATAAATTGATGTTACGTGATAGGGATTACGAAAATTGGCTCATGGGGCAATACAATATGAAAGCCTTTTCTGTTGTTCTGGATCAAGTATTAGCTGGAATGAATAAAAGAAAATCAAAAGCAAAATATTTCGAAAGTCCTATTTTGGAAATGGCGGAAAAGAATAATGAACCGTTATCCGAAAAAGAGTTGCAATTACAAAGGGAATTATTTGTTGCAAAACTTGAAGCGCTGAAAACAAATTTTGAAATTAATCATAATAAACAGTAGTGTGTCAAAACCTACTGTTTTTTTCTGGCTATTGAACGGAGATAGTCACTGACCTAAAAAAGTTATAGGAAGGATGTGTGAAATGGGAACTACAGTAGACAGCCTTGAAATACAATTACAGGCGCAAGCTGGAAAAGCGAATAATGCAATTGACACATTGATAACAAAACTAGGGACATTAAACACATCTCTCACGAAAATCAACGGAAGCGGTTTATCTGGGGTAGCAAATGGTGTAGATAAACTAAGCCGTTCTATGCAAGGTTTAAAAAATGTTGGAACAGCGGACTATACAAGACTTGCAAAAGGAATTGAGAAAATATCAAATTTGGATAGTGGACAGATTTCAAAGGCGGCAAACGCGATTGTAGGTTTTGGGAAAGGATTGCAAAGTCTTAACTCAGTGAATGTGTCTAAAACATCTGAGCAAGTTGCAAACTTAGCAAAGGGAATAGCGCAACTTGGATATAAAAGCTCTACAAAAGCGATTGAAAACATACCTTTGCTTGCTAAGTCTATGCGACAGTTAATGTCTGAACTATCTAAAGCACCTAAAGTAAGCCAGAACTTGATTGATATGACAAATGCATTGGCAAAATTGGCTCGAACAGGCGCATCTTCTGGACGTGCGGCCAACGCATTAGGAATTGGTTTAAATACTTATACAAAATCTACACACAAGGCAAGCAGAGGAACCAAAGGACTTGCATCGGCACTTGGAAAGATGTACGCAACATATTGGTTATTATTCCGGTTTGTTGGGAAAATAGGAGATTCCATAACCATTGCATCTGATCTCGTGGAAGTACAGAACGTTGTAGACACTGTATTTGGCGATATGTCAAGCAAAGTGGAAGAGTACGCACAAAACTCCATTAAACAGTTTGGAATGTCTGAATTGTCATTTAAACAGTATGCCAGCCGTTTTCAAGCGATGGGGTCTGCAATGGGAATTGATACAAGTTCCATTGAAAGTGCAAATTCATTTTTGAATAAGGCAACAGGTGGATATGTCGGACTGTCAGACTCTATGGCAGATGTATCCTTGACATTGACTCAATTAACGGCGGATATGGCATCGTTCTACAATGTCAGTCAAAAAGATGTTGCGGAAGATTTGTCCGCTATCTTCACAGGGGAAACAAGACCACTTCGTACGTACGGTTTGGATTTAACACAGGCAACACTTGCAGAGTGGGCGATGAAAAATGGATTGGATGCAAATGTTCAGTCTATGTCACAAGCTGAAAAAACGATGCTGCGTTATCAATACGTGCTTGCCAATACAACATCAGCACAGGGCGATTTTGCACGCACGGCAGGAACATGGGCGAACCAAATTCGTATTTTGCAAGAGCAAATTAAGAAATTTGCTTCCGTCATTGGAACTGGTTTTATCGCAGCGTTTAAACCATTTGTACAAACTTTAAATAAAGTCATGGCGAAAGTCATTGATTTTACACAGAATGTATTAAACGCACTTGGTCAGATTTTCGGGTGGGAATTTGAGATTAGTGGCGGAGGAATAACTGACGATTTAGGAGACGTATCTGGAGATCTAGCGGATTCAGCTGGAAGCGCAGGAGATTTATCTGACAATCTCGGACAAGCTGCTAAAAATGCAAAGAAGCTTCACACTTTAGGGATTGATGAATTGAATATTGTTGAGCCTGATAATGGTACTACTGGTAGTGCTGGAGCTGGTGCATCAGGCGGATCAGGTGGTGCTGGTTCAGGTGAAGTGGGCGGTTTAATTGCCAACTTTAAGCCGAACGATAAGATGTTGGACGCATATAAAAGTAGCATTAAAAGTTTAGAACAGTTAGGCAAATATATAAGCGTCACATTATCAAACACGTTAGAAAAAATTAACTGGGATTCCGTGTATGAAAAAGCAAAAAATTTCGGAACAGGGTTGGCGGATTTTTTGAATGGTTTAATAAAACCTAGACTTTTTTATGATTTAGGGAAAACTGTTGCTAATTCAATCAATACAGCTTTTCAATCTGCAAATGCGTTCGCTGTAGAGTTTGACTGGGAAAATTTAGGGAAATCTATAGCAAAGAGCATAAAAGGATTCTTTGAAAATTGGGATCCTGAAATCGCAGCGGATACATTTAGTAATTTCGCCAACGGAATTTTAGAGTCTTTAACGGAATTTATAAACACTTTACAAGACGATAAAACATTTGAAGATATTGGTCAAAAAATAGTTGAATTTATATGTGGAATAGAGTGGGGAGATTTAACTTGGAACTTATACAAATTCGGAAAGGCATTAGTTAAAGCTATAGCGAACCTTCCGAATGATTTTGCAAAAGGTGCATTGCAATCACTGGTTGATAAAATCTTTAGTGAAGACGCCGAAGTTAAAGTCGGAGACATTGCATTACCCCCAACGAGTCTTTCTGGATTAATGTTGCAATTAGGAAATATTAAGGAATGGGTTGGAGAAACAACATCATCAATAGGCGAACAATTCAGAAAAGGATGGGATGAAGCAAAAAAATCTTGGGAGAACGGAAGTGGATTTTTTGAAGGATTATGGGAAGGAATAAAAGTAGTATTTTCTCCTGTAACGGAATGGTTTGGCGAAAAGTTTGATAAAGGGTATGAAGGTATTAAAAAAGCTTGGTCATTCATTGAATCTTGGTTCTCAAAAAAATGGGAAGCCATTAAATCTCCTTTTAAAAATGTGGGTCCGTGGTTTAAAACGGCTTTTAAAAACGCATATGATGCCATAAAGAACATTTGGAAGGGGTTAGGAGACTTCTTTAAAGAAATTGCAGAAAACGCATTTAAACCTATTAAAACCCTTGTGAATGGCGTTATAAAAGGCGTGAACTGGGTGCTTGAAAAAGTGGGATCAGACACACGAGTAAGTGAGTGGAGTGGAATAAAGTTCGCTAAAGGATCGGATGGAGTTCCGCAAAACACACTTGGAATCGTGAATGACCAAGCGGGATCAACTTACAAAGAGCTTATTATTCCGCCGTCAGGAAAACCATTTATACCCGAGGGGCGGAATGTCATGTTGCCGCTTGAAAAAGGTACAAAAATAATGCCTGCGAATCAAACAAAGGCGTTTATATCAGGCACTCCACATTTTAAAGGTGGAATAGGTGAGTTTTTTGAAAACGCATGGAGTTCGGTAAAAAGTTTTACAGGGAATGTGTTGGATTATCTTACAAACCCAGGAGAAATTGTAAAAGTTGCAATCAGCAAGTTTGCAAATATATCAAATTTATTTGAACCGTGGTCGAGTGTGGCAGGTGGAATTATAAACAAGACATTTGATGGAATTGTACAGTATGTAAGCGGAATATTTGATTCAATACAGCCAAAATATAACCCATCAGCCGGAGTTGAACAATGGAGAAACATTGCCACTAAAGCATTGAAAATGACAGGTCAATTTTCAAAATCAAATTTAGACCTTTTGCTTTATCAGATGCAGACGGAATCCGGCGGAAACCCAAAAGCAATTAATAAATGGGATATAAATGCAATCAAAGGAACGCCTTCCAAAGGATTGATGCAGGTAATTGATCCGACTTTTAGAACGTACGCATATCCTGGATATGATAAGGATATTTACGATCCATTGTCAAACATATTAGCATCTATTAGGTATACATTGGCTAGATACGGAAGCTTGTCAAACGGCTGGAAAGGTCATGGATATGCCAACGGAATAGGAAAAATTACATTGGCAGATTTAATACCGAAGTATTCAGTAGGAGGATTCCCGGAAGACGGATTGTTTATGGCAAATCATAACGAGTTGGTAGGGACATTTTCCGATGGAAGAACTGCGGTTGCAAATAATTTGGATATTCAAAAAGGAATTGAAGAAGCGGCATACAGAGGTTTTTCTCGTGCAAATATGGAAAACCGAGAGCAAGAAAACCTATTGAGAGAATTGATACAAGCGGTTAGAGATGGAAAACGAATTGTAGTAGACGGAAGAGAATTAGTGTCGATCACAGATTCGAGACGTGCAAGGAATGGATATTCGTTTACTTAAAAGGAAAAGCGCCTACTTCGGTAGGTACTTTTTTATTAAAAAACAGGAGGTTGAATATGGCATTATCATCGTTTTTGAACGTAAATGGTTATGACTTTCCACCGCCGAGACGCGGGTTTTCATGGACGATAACAACGACAGTAAACGGTGGAAGAAATGAGAACAACGCAGTTATTGGTCAAAGAGTTGGAAGGGATTTGTACAAACTTAGTAATCTCGAGTGGGTCGGTCTTAATCCAGAAACTCGAAAGATGATGTTAGATGCCATAAAACCATTTTACGTTCCTGTTACATTTGAAGATATGGCGAATCCGGGACACCCGATCACTATTATAATGTACCCCGGAGATAGGAGCGGAAAACCGTTATTTGTAGATAGGCTAACTCATATGGTAACAAAAGATGAGACGCTTTCATTTAATTTGATTGACGCCGGTTTGGAGTGATCGTATATGCAAATGGCAAGTAAAGAATACATAGAATCAATGAAACTTCCGTTTCGGAATAGAGGATATGTAAAAGTAAGCATAGGAGTTGTAAATTCTGATGCACAGAACAATGCTAAAGTAACAAACACGGAATTATTGTATCTGGCAAATAAAGAAAAACCGTTTGATGGTTACGATGTAAATAAAATATACGCAACATGTGAACAAAATTTCTCAAAAGTCGATGGGACAATGTATTTTCCGCCGCGAAAAGATAGTGGATTAGAAATTTATAACAACGGAATCATCACAAATGAAATTCTTGGAAGTGCGAAAATAGAATTTACAGATAAATCAGGATTAGACATAAAAGGAATAACAATAGATTTCGGTCATTGTTATCCGACAGAATTTACTATAGAGACAAATTTGACCACTAGAATCTATAAAAATAGTTCGGAAAAATTTGTTACCGAAGATTCTTTTGACGGAACGAATTATTTTTGGATAAAGCCAAAAACTATGGTGAATGGGAAAGGCAGACTCAGAATTGGAAACATGATATTTGGAATTGCAAATACATTTACAAATGAAAAAGTGATGGGTTGCAGCATGAAAGAATATGTTTCTCCGATATCAGAAAGTATTCCAAGTATGGATGTTTCTATCAAGGTTGATAACCAAGATTTGTATTATAGCGTAGACAATCCAGAAAGCGCTATTGCGTATATGGAAATAGGACAGGAAGTGAAAGTTACCTTCGGATATGATGTGACAGGAAACGGTGATATAGAGTGGCTTAATGAAACAACGACATATCTTAATTCATGGTCAGCAAATGACACAGAGGCTGTATTTACATCAACAGATAGATTTTATCAGTTGAGGGATAACTTTTACGGAGGAAAATACAGAAAAGATGGAATCTCTTTATATGATTTGGCTTTAGAAGTTTTGGAAAGCGCTGGAATTACAGATGAAAGAGAATATTATATAGATCCATATTTAAAAAAGATAATTGTGTATAATCCACTTCCAGTTGTAAGTCATGCAGAAGCGTTGCAGATTATTGCAAATGCCGGAAGATGTGCATTGAGAGAAGATAGAAAAAATAAAATCATATTGCGTTCATCATTTGTTCCCAATATGATTGCCGAAACAAATGATATTGCAAATTTTGGTAAGATAGACAACATCTTGAAAGAGAGTAAAAAAGATGCTTACGCAAATGCAAGTAAAGACTTTTCCGTAGTAGATGGAAGTCTTTATTTTTTGCCGAAAGACAATAATTACCTAAATACTGGATATGTAAGCGATTCTGTTTCGGATGGAAATGGAATATTTCAAAAAAACCCGAAAATCACAGTGAACTTGGAATCTTCATTCGATGCGTATGGCTTGATTATTAATTTTAGAAACACAGCACCGGAAGAATTTAAAATAGTAACATATAACAATGGAGTCTTAAAAGAAGAGTTTATTGTAAAAAAACCGGATATTAGTTTTTTAACAGATCATGTTTTTCTTGAGTTTAATAAAATGGTAATTGAGGTAACAAAAGGATATTCAAATTCAAGATTATTCATAGATAATATTTTGATTAATGATGTTACGGATTATAGATTGGACAGGGTAAGGGATTTGATTAAAAATCCTACCGGAACACGATATGAAAAAATAAAAAATATTGTGATTACTAGAGAAAATTACAAGGAAAGCACCGGAGCGATTGAAGAGCTTATCCAAGAAACAGTTTCTTTTGAAAGCGATTCTGAATATACGATTTACTTTAACAGGCCGTCATACGGATTTAAAGTATCAGTTCCAGAAAATCCAGAGTTAAAAGTGAGTATTGTTGATTCAAGCGATTTTTACATTAAAGTGCGAATCACTAATATAAAGGCAAAAACAGATGTAAAAGTAAAGGTTGAGGGATATGAGTATCTTACAGAAGAAAATAACTACATTGTGAATCACAACGTAAACGGTCAAGAAATCACATGGAATAACCCTCTTATAAGCACAATTCAGCACGCAAAATATTTGGAAGAATGGATAGCGGAATATTATCTCGGAAACATAGACTACGAAATCTCGTGGCGTGGAGACCCAAGAACGGAGGCGAATGATTTGTTCTACATGGAACTAAAAGGAAGAGAAGACGCTTTGATTCGCTCTTATCAAAATGAAATATCCTTTAACGGAGCGTGGTCTGGAAACATGAAAGCTAGAAAGGTGGAAATGTCATGGAGGTAGATTGGATAAAACCAAAAACAAATTGGGTATCTACAGACAGAATGAATTTAGAAGATTACAACCGGATAAAGAACAACATTACATACTTGAAAGAAAAAGCAAATGAAGTTAACAAAGAATTTTCTATTCAAAACATGGGAGAAGATATTGTTGATTATTTGGAGTTGTGGGATTACGACAAATTCAATCTGTTTGAAGATAATATAGAAAAGATAAATCAATCAATTTTTACACAAGATATCGGGATTAAAAAGACATTCTATCCAAACGGAATGTTTATCAAATACGATGAACTTAACAGATTGGAAAAAGCGTGTGAAAAAATGAAAGATATTATTGAAAGACAAGCCGCGGGTCTTAGAAAAATTCCATTTATTCTGGGAAGATTCAAGGAGGTAAGAATATAATGGCAAAGCAAGAATTACCTGTTAATTTTAAAGATGATATATTAGCTTCAAGCATGGCTGGAAAAAGAAAGTACTTAATTACTCAAAACGAAGATGCAAGCTATTCTTTGGAAGACGTAACAGATTATACTCAATCCGGGAGTAATCTAGGGGCTAAACAAATTAATGAAATATGCCAAGCTATAAACGATTCCGCCGATAAATCTAGAATCATAGACAATCTTGATGATATAGTGGCGAACAAAACACCGGGGATGATCGCAGGAGCGCAGGCTGTAGCTGCGCTAAATGCATATTTGTTACAATTACAAGCGCATCATGATAAAAAGACGCTCACACCGACCGATCTGGGAATAAGGGTCGGAGTGTGGACAGCCATAGCAAACAACTCGTATAAAATCGGTAAAACGATACACCTAAATATGGAAATTTATACAACTGCCACAATAGTCGCGAATAATGTGTACGACAATGTTTTTACGATACCGTCACAGTATCGCCCGTTAAATGATACTGTTGTAAATGTGACAGCGTCAGATGGGTCATATAAAAATCCGGTGGCCTGCACATCTATGGCAAGGACAAACGGAAATTTGTTTATCTGCATACCAAAAGCAACAAACAGCTATCTTTTTATGAGACTATGAAGAAAAGT